AATGCAGATGTACCTGTTGGAACCTCATACAACTTTTGCAGTCCACCTGGTGATACGGGAACTGCGATTGATACAAACTTATTTACGGGTGCTATTGCCATACTATCTCAATGCTAATATAAGTGGTGTAAGTTGTGCTTGGATTGCCCTATTGAAATCTCTTCCTCGAATTGTTGATGTAGTCTGGTCAATCGTTAGACCATCACCAATTCGGAAATTACCTTTTTGATCTGTACTTGTAAATGGAACTTGACCACCATTTATAGCAATCACTTCATTCTCAGGAACAGGTTTTCCACCTTGGAATGGGTTCGATGTATTTATGTCAGTACCAGCACCGATATATTCAAATGAATGTGAACTGGTAATGATACGACTTAACCTAACAAATTTGATAGGTGTATTTTGAAATACTGGGTACGGAATAAATTCGTTAAATGTAACAGTTGAAAGACCTGTGACTGCTGCTGTGTCAGTCGCTTCACTTACTGTGAATAATATAGGGTCAGTAATTACTTGGAATGTCGCACTACCACTTGATATGACTGTAGTTAAATTTTGAGTGGGTAAGAAATTTCTACCACTATTGATTATGTCTACAGATGTAATAGTACCTGCTGCACTTACATTTGGTGAAAACTCAGGAACGATTGCCTCTGGACCTTGCGGATCTTCATTTAAGGTGAGAACTGGAGGAGAGGTTTGTAGATATTCGCCAGGATTACCACCATTTAAAACTTTTATCTCTCTGACTACTTGAAGTGGATCTGTTACAGTAGCACTTGATGGAGAATCATCGTAATCACTCATATTAAGATGGAAATAAACACCCTGACCATCGAATGGTTCTCTTATAGCGTTTGAACTATCCTTTGTATTATTTGAGACAATCGTATCGTTTTGTGCAGCTGTCTCAGTATTTGTTGTACCTGTAAATTCAATATCACCAAAACCATCAGCCTTTAGACCAAAGTTACCAAATGATGAGTTTGAGTTTGTAAGGTCACACTGTCCACCTGATGCCACTGAGATACCAACGTCACATCCAATCGTAAAGATAGAAACCAACTGAGCATATCCATTATTTGTAATTGAAACACCAATACCAGCTTCATTATATTGTGTGTATGAATCACAAACCATTGACTTCAAATCTTGACCTAAATCATTTGTACCTGTGTAAGCAGCGTTTGCATGATCACCATTTATCTTCATACCAATACTACCAGTCATAAAGTTTGTACAGTTTCTTACATAAGGCGATCTCCATCTACCACCTTGTGATGGATTTGCTGGATCTGCACCTTGGTTTGCTGGTCCTAATGCAGTAAATCCTGAAACTGCCTGAAAATCTGTACCAGCATTCACACTTGCCTGAGTTGGTGGAAATGCTACACCACCACAATTAGGATGATTAGTAGTAATAGAGGCACCAGCAAAACTTAAGTTTTCAATTAAACATCCCCTTCTAACGTGGAATACATCTCTATTTGTATTACTAGGAACAACTGTGACTAATCTTAAATCTTCACCACTTATTGCAACATCAGTTCTTAATCCAACTGGATTATTTTCAATATAAACACCAGATCTTACCTTAATTGTATCACCTTCTTGGGCAATAGCCGCAGCAGCAGCGATAGTGAATTTTGCATCACCTTCTAATAATCCACTGTTTGTATCACATCCATTCTTTGTAACCCAAAGGGTTCTCTTTGTTTGTACACCAGATGGTCTCCAAGATACACCTGTTCCAACTGATGATAAACGATAATCAGTCTTACAAACTCCAACACCATTTGCATTGTTGATGTCAAGTAGTTGTGCATCAAGTTCTAAGTTGCCCTCAACTTTTACATTCTGACCTACATTTAAATTTTTAACGATGCCAACACCACCATCAACAACAACTGCACCAGTGGTAGTGGATGTAGATTGAGTAACATCATTAACATCTAATCTACCAGCGAAAGTTCCAGTTCCTCCAGAATTAAAATTACCAGCGAGACCAAGACCACCATCTATAACAGCCGCACCAGTTGTTGAGCTTGTTGATTGAGTTGTATCATCAACATCCAGTCTACCAGCAATAACTCCAGAACCACCAATATTGAGATTTTTTTCAATACCAACTCCACCATCAACAACTAATGCTCCAGAATTTGTATCTGTGCTTTCAGTTGTTCCTTGGATCTTTGTGTCATCACCAACAAATAATTTCTTTACAATGCCTACACCACCATCAATCTGGACTGAACCAGTATTAGGACTTGATGAGTCTGCTACATCATTAAAAGTTGCTGAACCATCAACATCTAGAGAACTGTTAAGTGAGGTAGCTCCATCAACACTTAATTGATTATCGAAGGTAGCACTACCAGAAGCGTGAAGTGTTCCATTGATGTCAAGTTGAAATTGTGGATTATTTTCATTGATACCTACTCTTGACATACGGTAGATATGTGAATCAGCACCACCAGTACCAGTGTATCCCCAGAAATCTTGAGTGAATATTGTCGCTAATCCAACTGGTGTATTTGGATTTGCTGCTGTTGGTATAAGATTATCTGTACCTGTTCCTAAACTATTTTTCTGTACAAAATTAAGTGTAGTAAATGATTGTGCTGTACCAACAGATGGAACATCTGTACCTTCATCTTGTATAAAAATACCTTCTGAAAATTCTGGTTCGATTGATACCCATCTAATACCAGTGCTATCTCTCTTTAAGAAAAAGTTATTTGCACCAGGTGAACCAGATGAATCGTATATATTTCTAGCTATCCTGATACTTCCATCAAAGTCTGCTACTAATTTACCATTAACTGCATTGTTTATACCAAAACTACCTGGATTTGTAGTACCAACTCCAAAAGTTCCTAATCCAGTAACAACTACAGACTCATTTCCCGAATTTATATGAAATCTTTGAAGAGGATTTTTTCTGAATATACCAACACGACGATCATCAGTTATTATAAATTCACCATCACTTACCTCAAGTAAACCAGCAGGTTGTGTAGTTCCAATACCAACTCTACCTCCAACTTGACCTTCATCAGCATTAGTTGAAGATATTGCAACAAATACAGTTCCAGCAGCACCAACATTATGTCGATGATATACCGTAAGGTAATCCATGTCCACTGGTGCGATGAAAGTAGATAGTCCAGAGACAAAAAGATCATTGTTTATAGCTACATCTTCAAATACAATTCTCTCATCACCGAATACATCACTTGGTTCTATGTTTGCATATAATTTTCCATAAATGTATACATCATTCGTAAACTCAGTTACTAAACTAAATTGATTTGCCTCTTCTCCATATTCAGGACTTTCAACTGGTCCGTTCTTGAAATTTGGCATTAACCAAACCCTCCAAAATTACTGAGTGCATCTGATAAAGCACTTTTTGCTTGATTTGCTTGTGCTGATAATCCACTTGTGTCAATATTTCCAGCGATGTCTTTTAAATCAGTTTTTGCTTTTGATGACAATTCAGATGCAACTGAACCTATATCACCACCCGTAAATGCGTTTGAAATAGCACCTTGACCAACTTTTGTTCCTCTAAAAACTAAACCACCAAAAGTAACATTTCTTGGTGCTAAGTTTCCCGTCATTGCATTTGTATTTAAGTTTGGTGTATCAAAAAATATACTACTACTGCCTTTTATTCTTACGTTCTTTGATGATAGTATATTGATATTTTCATCAGCATCAATCGTTATGTTTGAACCTTTAATTAGTATATTACCATCCTTCATCGCTGTGATTGACACATCACCATTTTTACCTACAATATTTACACAAGTCCCACCATCTTTTGTATTACCACCTGATATTGAAATTGTATCATCATTGAAGAGGTTCATCTGACCATCCTCAGTCATTCCAAAATGACCAGTCTGGTTGTTTTGCTCCATCTGTTGACCAAAGACGGTACCTCCTCCAAACCCGTAAGTAGGATTACCTGTTTGGAATTTGAAATTAGGTTTCTCATCAAAATCCCATAACGACCAATTTTGTAAGTCTTCGGGTCTAGTTGCCATATTTACTTCTTTTTACCTATTTATTTACATTTTAAGATAAGAGATGAACACCGAATTGACCTCTGTCAATAGTACCACCAAAGTTTGTACTAATATTCTCAAACTCTAATTCAAGATAATCAGTTGCAGTAAGATTAAGAAATATTGAAAAACTCCAGAAAAATTCTTGGTTATTTGTACTTCCTAATGTATTCATACCGTAAGCTTTTACACCTGGATAGGAAGATCCGTTTCTCATTACTTGTAATCGCACACCATCACCAGCATCAGCAGTGGTATAATTTCCACCCGATGCCATACCATTTACCAAGTATATTCCTGAAACTGGAACTTCCACTCTACTATTATTATTAGATAAGGTCATCCCTCCCTGATTTATATGAACATTTGAAAATTGAAGAGGTGTAGCTTCAGTACTGGTTCCGAAACTTGATACATTACTAATAGTATATAATTGAACACAAGGTTGTGCACTTACCGTCAGATTACCAGTTATGTCTATACCTGCGTTTGATGTTCTTAAATATACGCTATTACCATCATTTAATTCTATTGACTTTCCAGAAGCTACAGCAAATTGCAATTTATCAGATAGTGCAATAATTTGATAATTATTACCAGAACCTAATTTTAGTATACCACTATCACCTCCACCAGGTGCCATTCTCACAAATGAACTTTGGAAAGTTGTGACACCAGCGATGCTTACATTATCAAGATTTGTATGTCCATCAACGTCTAAATCATTAGTTATAGTTAAATCAGGTGCGGAAAGGTTTTTTTTCCAAGCTGATCCATTCCAAACGTAAGTAACATTATTTGCTGTATATGTTTGTCCGTTTGAAGGATTATCAGGAAAATTGAAAGCTGCCATATTATGAAGGTTTGGTAGGGAAAGTTGCGTTTTCTGGATCTGCTTCAGTAGCAGGTAAATCTCTTAATGCCTGACGATATGTTTTCCACTCAGTTTTTTTTGAGTCAGTCAAAGGAGAATCGGTAAATTGTGTCCAGTCACTTTCTTTCAATAGGGTATCTCTCATATGTCGGAGAGCACCAACATAATCAGTTCCAAAATTTTCTTTTACTGCTGAGTATTCAGAACCCATAAAATTTTTTTAAATATTTATACTATATTAAGGTGGTTGGAGAACCCATATCATTGCTTGCAAGCCAACCAGTAGCAATGTATTTTGACTCATATGGTGGATTGCCTCTATGCAAATGTGTAAAGGAACCTGGAAAAATTAGCACTCTACCTGCTTTTGGACTAATCTTTTTTTTCTGGTATAAAAATTCAGTCTCACCACTACCATTTATATCATTAAAATATACAGACCAGACTAAAGATCTGTTAGCACAGGCAATATTATTTGACTCTGAGTGCCAATCATGGTATCCCTCTGTTGGTTCTGTTTTTTGTAATAAACAAGTGGTGCTATGAAAATTAAAATTCTTTAAAAATGGATA